CAGTCCAACGGTGCCGTGATCACCCAGGACATGCGTGAGGAAATCGACAACGCCGGCGTCTGGCTTCGCGATGGTGAGAAGATCGACCAGGATGGGAAGCGTTCGGGCACCGGGCGTCGATCCGACATTGCGAGTTTCTGGGTGATGGGACCGAACACCGCGTTCGGGCAGTGGAAGACCCTGGTGTTGAACTACCTGCTGGCCATGCAGGAATACGAATCCACGGGTAACGACCGGCCGCTGAAAACCACGATCAACACGGACCAGGGTTTGCCGTACACACCACCGCACATCGCTGAATCCCGGGCTCCGGAAGACATCATGGCCCGGGCAGTGGACATCGGTGATCGCGTGGTACCAACGAAGGTTCGGTTCCTGATGGCCGGCATTGACGTTCAGAAAAACCGCTTTGTGGTTCAGGTTCACGGGGTTGTGCCGGCAACCAACGGTTTTGACCTGGTGGTGATCGACCGGTACGACATCCGGAAGTCCGAGCGGTACGACCAGGACGGTGAACGATACTGGGTGAATCCCGGTGCATACCCCGAGGACTGGGACCGCATCACCGAAAAAGTCCTTGACAAAACATACCCTACGGATGAACCTGAGCCTCGACAGATGAGCATCCGTGCGGTATTCTGTGACTCGGGTGGTCGTGCTGGGGTTACAACCAACGCTTATGATTACTACCGAAAGCTGAAAACCGAAGGGTACGGCGGACGGTTCTGGTTGGTCAAAGGCGACGGCATGAAGACCGCACCGAGGGTTCGGAAGACGTTTCCGGACTCCGGCCGGAAGGACCGGAAAGCCGGTGCCCGGGGTGAGATTCCCGTCCTGATGCTGAACACTGACTTGCTGAAGGATTGGTTGGACAAGGCCCTGGATCGAACGGAACCTGGTGGCGGTTACATCGAGTTCCCGGATCACCTGGACCTGAGTTTCTACAAGGAGCTTTGTGCAGAGATCAAGAACCCGCAGAACGGCAAATGGGAAAACCCGAAGAAGCTGCGGAACGAATCGACCGACTTGATCAACTACTGCTACGCCGGATGCATTTTCTTCCGGGTTGAGAAGTTGAACTGGGATGACCCGCCAAGTTGGGCGGACGAGTGGGACAGAAACCCACTGGTGACATCCGCAGGAGAGGACAACCCGGTGAAGCCAGTTCAGCAACCCGGGAACGACGTGGACAAGCTCAGACAGCTTGCCAGTCAACTTGGGTAAAAATACAACCAAAAGTTGTTTTGGGAATTTGCGATGACGACCGTTGCTGACAGATTGGCAGAAGCAGAGAGCGAGTATCACGCCTTGATCACGGGTAACAAGCCCCGCGTCGTGGTGGATCAGAACGGTGAGCGGGTTGAGTTCACCGCAGCCAATGCCAGCAGGCTCAAGCAGTACATCGAGAGTCTGAAAGGTAAGACCAGTGGACCCATGCGGGTATTTTTCTGATGTCGGAACAGTTGGACCTACTGCAGGACAAAATGCCATCGAAACAGATGGTGTCCAGCTTCGAGGGGGCCAGTCACGTAAACCGCGAACTGGCGATGTGGCATCCACCCCTCCGGTCTGCCGACGCTGAAATCATCCCGGGTAAAGACGAGATCGACGCCCGGGCTCTGGACCTTCAGCGTAACGACGGGTACATCCACGGTGCTGTTCAGGGTCAGAAAGATTCCATCGTCGGTGCCTTCTACCGACTGAACTCCAAGCCGAACTACAAGTATCTGGGGTTGGACGAGGTCTGGGCTGAAGAATTCCAGGAAGCCGTGGAAGCCCAGTTCAGTCTCGCCGCTGAATCCCCGGATTGCTATTTCGATGCAGCCGGCCAACTCACCTTCTCGGAAATGATCCGCCTGAGCATTGGTGTTTCCATGCTGGCGGGCGAAGACCTGAGCACGGTGGAGTGGATTCGTGAAGGTCGTCGGCCATTCAAAACGGCCATTCAGATGATCGACCCGGTTCGGTTGAGTAACCCCTACGCTGAGGAATGGAGTACCACCTGGCGTAAAGGTGTTCGGAAGGACAGCCGGGGTCGCCCTGTTGAGTATTCGATTCGCTACACCATGCCGGGTGACAACTGGGACTTTGAAAACGAGTTCCGCTGGAAGATGGTTGCCGCCCGGAAGCCGTGGGGCAGGAAGCAGGTTCTTCACTATTTCGAGCCGTACCGCGTGGGTCAAACCCGTGGTGTGAGCGATCTGGTGTCGATTCTGAAGCAGAGCAAGATGGTCGGGAAGTATCAGGACATTGTCCTGCAGAACGCCGTCCTGAACGCCACCTATGCAGCGGCTATTGAATCAGACCTGCCACCGGCTGAAGCGTTTGACGCCATCGGTGGTGGCGAGGATCACATGCAGAAGTGGGCGCAGAACTACCTGGAATCCATTGCTGCGTACACCGGCAACAGTAAGAACTTGCACATTGACGGGATCAAGATTCCGCACCTGTACCCGGGCACCAAGCTCAAGCTGCAAAACGCGGGGCAACCTGGTGGCCTCGGTACTGGGTTTGAGGAATCCCTGCTTCGGCATCTGGCGGCTGGTCTCGGCATGAGTTACGAGGAATTCAGCCACGACTTCACGAAGACGAACTACTCGTCTGCCCGGGCGGCAATGGGTGAGACACATAAGCGTCTTCAGGGTCGCAAGAAGGCCGTTGCCGACAAGAAGGCCACGGATGTTTTCCGCCTGTGGTTCGAGGAACAACTGAATTCCGGTGCCTTCAACGATGTCCTGCCTCGCAACGCCCCGAACTTCTACGAGCGGTTGAACGCAGACGCCTTCTGTGCCTGTTCGTGGATTGGTGCTCCGAGAGGACAGATCGACGAATTGAAGGAGACCCAGGCGGCGATTGCCCGGATTGAGGCTGGACTGAGCACCTATGAGAAGGAAACGGCCAGATTCGGTGAGGACTTCCGGGAAGTATTCCGTCAACGCCAGCGTGAACAAAACCTGGCGGGCGAACTGGGTCTGACCCTGAACACGAAAGGTAGCTCCGGCACCATGGATGCTGGCGGGAACGCTGCCAATGAAAGCCCGAAGCGGGGTGGAGAGGATGACAGCGATGAGTAAGCAGATCGACCTGAGAAGCCGGCTTCTGAACACGCCGTTGATGATGAGCCAGGAGCATGCTGAATCGTTTGCCGCCCTGGCCCCGGAATCGTTCCTGATCGACGCAGAGCCGGCAAACGCCGATGAAATGATGTTCGATTGGGCTTTCGGCAGTGCCCGGTCGAAGCCGTACAAGATGGTCGGTTCTCTGGCGGTAATCCCGGTCACCGGGACTCTGCTGCACCGGTTCAACTGGTCACACGGGTCTGCCACTGGCTACGACTACATGCGAGCCGTGTTCGACATGGCTCTGGTGGACGAAGACGTGGAAGGGATCGTTTTCGATGTCCACTCAGGCGGTGGCCAGGTAGACGGTGCCTTTGAACTGGCCGACCACATTTTCGAGAACCGAGGCGTGAAACCGACTATTTCGGTGGTGAACTCCCATGCCTATAGTGCCGCCTACTTGATTGGCAGTGCGGCCGGGAAGATGACCGTGCCGAAGACCGGTGGTGCCGGCTCCGTTGGTGTTGTGACCATGCATGCGGACATGTCGAAGCTGCTGGACAACATCGGTATCAAGATCACGTTCATCCATGCCGGCAAGCACAAAGTGGATGGCAACCCTTACCAAGCACTCCCGGAAGGGGTGCGGAATCGAATTCAGGCGAAGATTGATGAGTCCTACGGCATGTTCGTTGAAGCCGTTGCTCGACATCGGGGCCTGGATACTGAGGCGGTACGGAAGACCGAGGCACAGACACTCAGTGCCCAGGAAGCCGTAGACCTCAAACTGGTGGATGCTGTCGCTTCTCCTATGGAAGCCATGACAGCGTTCGTAGCCGAACTGAACGGTGAGTCAAAGGAGACCGTTATGGCAGATCAAAATAAGGCCACCCAGAAAGCCGGTCAGCAGGCCGCGGACGCGGGTGGTGAAAACCAGACTTTCACCCAGGCCGACCTCGATGCAGCGAAAGCTCAGGGTGTAACCGAAGGACGCCAGATGGAGCGTGACCGTTATGCAGCGGTGATTGGCTCCGAGCATTACGCCGGCCGTGAAGGTCTGGCAAGCAAGATGCTGGCGAAAGAGGCTTTGAGTGCTGATGAAATCAACGAAATGTTGGCAGATGCACCAAAGGTTGATAAGACCGCGCAAACCGATGGTGGTAGCAACGCCTTCGAGAACGCCATGAACAACTCCGACAACCCCAACCTGGGTGAGGAAACTCAGCAGGAACAGGGTGCAGAGTCGGAAGGTGGCTCTCTCTGGGATAACTACGCCCGAGTTGCCGGCGTAAACCAGTCCTGATCGCCGTTGGCGGTCACTGAATCCTCTGGGAAGGAGAAACGACATGAGCATTCTTGCTGGAACTGAAACCAGTTCGTACACGCCGCGTGAACTGTTCGCCGGCGATGCACCGATCATCACCAACGCCCGGATGTTTGCAACCGGCCTGGAACTGCCTATCAACTCGATTGTTGCGCTGAACACCAGCGACGAACTGGTTGAGTGGGCACCTGGCGCTGCAGACAGCACAGCCGTTGCTGTGGGCATTACCTGTGAAGCCGTGAACACCACCGGTGGTGCAGCCATGAATCCGATTTATGAGGGTGGTTTCTTCAACACCGACGTTCTGAATTGGCCCGCTGGCACAACTGCCGTACAGAAGGCGAACGCCTTTAACGGCACTGACATTCACCATCGGTCACTCGGTTACTCCGGTTAACCGATAACCCTTTGAAGCTCTGACAGGAGAAAGGCCATGAGCTACACGCCTTATAGCACTCACGAAATGCTCAAGGTTATTCGGAACGCACCGAAACCGAGTAATTTCTGGTTGAACCTGCTGTTCCGACAGCAAGTGAACTTCACTAGCCAGTACATCGACTTCGACCAGATCGACAAAGGTCGTCGATTGGCACCGTTTGTTGCACCGACGGTTCAAGGTAAGCCGATGAAGTCTGAGGGTTTCAACACCCGTCGCTTCGCACCGGCCTACGTGAAACCGAAACATATGGTTGATCCTGAACGCATTGTCACCCGTCGAGCAGGTGAGCCGTACACCGGCAATCTGTCTCCTGCTGGTCGCCGTGACGCCATCGTTGGTGACATCATGGTTGAACAGCGTGACATGATCATGCGTCGTTGGGAATTGATGGCTGCGGAAGCTGCGATCAACGGTGCCGTTACCGTCGAGGGTGAAGATTACCCAACCCAGTACATCGAGTTCGGTCGCGACCCCAACAACACGGTGACACTGAGTGGTACCGATCTGTGGTCAGATACCGCCAATTCCGATCCGTTCAAGGACCTGGAAGACTGGTCTCTGGACATGGCCCGTTCCAGCGGCTACCCGGTAACTGACTGGGTGATGGGTACCAACGCCTACCGTGCGTTGATCAACCATCCGAAGGCTGAGAAACAACTGGATACCAACGTCAAGAACTCGTCCCAGATTATGCTGGACCTGGGTATCAACCAGGCCGACGAGAACGGTGCGATCATCCAGTTGAAGGGCACTCTGGGTTCCGGCATTCGGGTCTGGGTGTACTCTGACATTTATGAAGATGATCAGGGTAACCAGGTTGAAATCATGGACCAGAATGCGGTTGTTGGTCTGAACCCGTCCGGGGTTGAAGGTGTGCGTTGCTTCGGTGCCATCATGGACGCCCGTGCCGGCTACCAGGCGCTCGACATCTTCCCCAAAACCTGGATGAACGAAGACCCGTCCGTGGAGTACGCGATGTCACAGTCCGCTCCGTTGATGGTGCCGCGTCGTCCGAATGCCACGTTCAAGGCAACTGTGGTATAAGGAAGTCTGAATCCCCGGGGTACTTTTGTGCCCCGGGATACAACTAACAGTTGTAATTAAGGGTGATCCCGATGAAACTAGAAGCATTGAACCGAGTACAAGGTGTGAAGGTTCTGGCCGGCAAAGGTAAGGGCGGCAAGACCGCCTATGCAGGTGACGTGTTTGAGGCCAAAACCGACGCTGAAGCGGAACGTCTGATCGAGAACGGTGCAGCCCGTGAGTATGTCGTTGAGGACAAACTGGCTGGTTCAGAGGAACTTGCAGAACCGACTGCGAAGAAGTCTGGTGGCCGTAAGCCGGCAGCGAAGAAGTCTGGTGGCCAGAAAGCCGATGACGGCTCTGACACTGCCGATGACAGTGACCTTGGCCTGGGTGGCTAAGTGAACTGGGCTCGTACCAAGCAAAAAGCCCGGGATGCCGTCCACGGGACATTCTCTGTCCCGGGCTTTTACACCGACTCTCAACAGACTGACCTGGAAATCAAGGTGCGTCTGCATAGGAAGTCGGCATATCTGGGTGATAACTACGACGAGTTTTCACCGGGTTATTTCTCAGAGATCAACCGGGTCATTGTTGATCTGCGAGAAGTGACCCCTGAACGTGGGGCAACGATCCGGATTCCGGATTTTGAGAACGTAGAAGTGAGCGTTGAGAACTACAACCGCCAGGGTGAGCACTACGCTCTGTGCGAGGTGAGGGCATGACGGTCGGATTGAGACTCGGCATCAAGGGTGACGACACCTTCGTTCGATACCTGCGGGAGTACCCCAAGGTGGCGAGGAAGGCTGGCAAGCTGGCGATCAACGATACGATTCGCCGCGGTCGCCGGATGTTGAAGCAGGAGATTCTTCAGCAGGTCAACCTGCCTCCGAGCTACCTGAACCAGACGCGATTGACCGAAAACTACGCCAATGAGACCAACCTGACCGGTTCTATTGTTGGCCGGCGTCGACCGACCTCACTGGCACGTTTCGGTGCCGAACAACTTTACCAGCCCAATAAAACGCGACCGGGCCGGAAGAAAGCCGGTGTGAGTTTGAAGGTGAAAGGTCGCCGCAAGGTGATCCCCCGGGCCTTCCTGATCGACCTGAAATCCGGCAGCAAGGATGGTGGGAACGTCGGTTTGGCCATGCGATTGCCGAATGGTGAGAAACCGAAGCGTCGGTTCCGGGCGAAACCGCTCTATAAGAGTCGGAATACAAACGTGTGGCTGCTGTACGGCCCTTCCGTGAACCAGGTGATGAGTTCCGAGAAGAAAGGTCCGAGCCTTGTGAGCAAGATGCAAAAGCCACTCAACAGTTACTTGAACCGAGAGTTCAGGCGGCAATTTGGGAGGCTCTACGGTGGCTGACAGCAAGCGGCTTCAGATTCTCAAGGCACTGACCACACACCTTGAGACGTTGGTCAATTATGACGTGAAAGGGAAGGTGTGGCGTGGTCGGACACGGCCGGCAGATGAAAGCGATCAACCGTTTATCTGTATGTTTGAAATGCCACCGGAGTATGAGGATCGGGCGGATAACCTGGTGAGATCAATGCCCTGGTACATCGGCCTACAGGGTTATATTCGACCGGACAAGACACATCCGACCGACCCTGCCCACAACTTCATGGCAGAAGTGAAGCAGAAGCTCGGGGAATTGGCGAACGACGGTGGTGCCGACCGCCCCGGGGAAAAATTCATGCTCGGTGGTCTCGTTGAGGACATCGAGGTTGATGGGGGTATGTGCTTTGAGGCTGATGAAACAACCAATTGTTGTTATTTCGCTTTGAAGTTGACCCTGACCATAGTGGAAAATCTAGGAGACCCGTATGCGTAAGCAAGAAGAACAGACCCAGGAAGTGAAGTCTGGGGAAGTGGTCACTTCGCTCAAGGAATACACCCTGAAGGAAAAGATCACCTACAAAGGTGAACCCAAGGGTCCTGGGGTAAAAGTGAAGCTGAATGCCCGACAGGCCGAGCGGCTGAAAGAGTCGGGGCACATTTAACCAAGTAGGAGATCGCAGCTATGAGTAGCACTAGCGATAAGAAGAACTATGTGCTCGGACGGGGCAAACTGTACTTTGACCCTTTCGCACCGGGTACCAAAAACAAGACCGGTGAGCGTTACTTTGGTAACACTACCGAGTTCAACCTGAACGTGGAATCCGAAGCACTGGACCACTTCAACAGTGATGAAGGTGTCCGAACCAAGGATGACTCCGTTATCCTGGAACTGACCCGAACCGGGGCACTGACTACCGACAACATCAACGAGGAAAACGCGGCTCTGTTCGTACTCGGTGAAGTTTCTGACGTGGCCCAGACTGCAGACCCGGTTGTTTCTGAAGACCTCGGTACTCCGCTGCCAGACCGCTTCTATCAGTTGGGTGCAACGGCCTCTAACCCGCAGGGTGTCCGTGGTGTGACCGCTGTCTCCATTACCATTGACCCCAATGGCACTGCCACTGCTGCGGTTGAAGGTATTGACTACACCCTGGATGCCGAACTGGGACGAATCTACATCCTGGAAGGCGGGGCGTTCGACGGCACCAAGGCGGCATCTGCGGATTACACCCCTGAAGCCAACAGTCGCAAACGTGTGACCACCAACGCCTCCGTTTCCGTGGAAGGCGCGCTGCGGTTTGTGGCGTTCAACGCCAAGGGTAAACAGAAGGATGTATACATCCCGTATGTGACCCTGCGACCGACCGGTGACTGGTCACTGAAAGGTGACGACTGGCAGAACATGGGCTTCTCTGTGGAAGTCGGTGAACTGGAAGGCATGGCCGCGGTGTATATCGACGGTCGTCCTGCGACCTAAAATACAACCAATAATAGGGCGATCAACCTATGACTGATTTTCTCTACAACACTCAGGAAATTAAGTGGGGAAGAGAAGGTAATGAAAAGGTCCTGACTGTTCGAGGATTGAGCACTCAGGACCTCACCATTGCCATTCGTACCCACAAGGATTCACTAACCAAGGCGTTCCAGATGGCAGAGGGACGGCTTGAGAACAACAGCGATTTGAGCGAGTTCGGCTTGGAACTGATGGAACAGTTCCCCGGGTTGGTAGCTCAACTGATCGCCCTGGCTACCGATAAGCCGAACCGGGCCGGGGAGATTGAACGTCTCCCTGCGCCTGTTCAACTCCGGCTGATGCTGGCGGTCTACGAGCTCACCATTGAGGACACGGGAGGTCTTCAGGATTTTTTGCAACAAGTGTTCGCGATCCTGGACCGGATCAAAGCGACGACCCACTCGCTGAATTCGCGTCCGAAACCGGCGATGGAAGCGAACACTGGTACTTAACTCTACGCCGGTGCGTCAGTGCGCTCAAATCCAACGGGCACCCTGACGCACACCTTTACCCGGTGGGTACGTTGCTGGTCGAGACAAGGCTGACGGAAGAACACCTCAACAGGCAACTGGCAACGACGGCCATTGCCACACAGGCGGCGGTAGGGTCTGTCCTTTCCAAGGAAGGGCACAAGGCATTCAAGCAGCTAATTGAGAGGTTGACCGATGGCAACTAACAGAAAAGGCGATGTGGAACTCGTCGTCTCGGCCAAAAACGAAGCTACCCAGACCATCAACGAACTGGTCAAGTCTCTGGAAAACCTCGGCAAGGAAGCCGGCCAGTCTGGAATTGGTGGTCTGTTCCGAAAGCTGGCTCAGTCCAGTGGCGACCTCACCAAGCGTCAGGACGAACTGACTGACGCTCTCAACCGCACTCGCCAGGCTCAGGATCAACTTCAGAAAGCGAACGATGAGCGGGAGAAGGACCTGCATCAGCAGCGGGATTCCATCGACAAAACCCAACGCTCTCTGGACCGACTGAATGCCAAGTACCGGGAATACGCCGATGAAGCTCGGAAAGCCCGGACCCCTTCCGACTCCCTGGTGCAAACCTTCGAGAAGCAGCAACGTCGTCAGTCTGAACTGGCTCAGGCGGTTGATGAAACCGGCCGGCAACTGGGTGAAGCTCAAGCCCGGTTTGAGCAGAATCAGGGTGTTGATGAGACTGCCACCCGCAACATTGAGGACTACCGTCGTCGTGTGATTGAACTGGGTGACTCCTGGCGGGAGACCACTCAGGCGGTGGCTCAGGCACAGAAGGTGCTCTCGCAACAGGCCAAGGTTCGTGATACCGCTGATGCCGGCCAGAAGGATGCTCAGGCTCGTCTGGACAGTCTACGGCAGGAATTGAAGGTCGCCCGGGAGCTTGAGAAAGAACAGCGCCGGATCGTCCGTGAAGCCGACGAGGCGACAGATGAGCAGGTGCAGGCGAAGGAAGAAGCGATTGCTGCCACCAAGCGTTTGAAGGAGCAGGTGGAGCAGCAAGTATTGGTGGAGCGTGAGGCCCGTGCAGAACGGAATGCATCCGCCAAGTCCTATCGTGACCAGAGTCGTGAAGTCGACAAGCTGGTGAAGCAGGCGGACAAACAGAAAACCGCCTACATCGACCTCAAGGCCGGTCTGGATGAGTACACCCGCGCCCAGGAGAAAGCCGGCACTGAGCGTCAACAGAAGAACATTGAAAAACTCACTGCCTCCCTGGAACAGTTGCAGACCCAGTACCAGGGTGCGGCCACTCGCCTTGAGAAAACTCAGGAGCGACTGAACAAAGCATCCGGCCCAGACCCGAGGGCGGTTCAGCGATTCGAGAACCTGCAGCAGAGTATCAAGGATACTGAAGCGGAGATCGTTGAGCAGACGGCCACTCTGGAAAAAATGCAGCGGGAGTACCAGCAAGCCGGTGCGTCTGCTGACCAGTTGGCCCAGAAAGAACGGGAACTGGAACGGGTTACCGAGCGACTGACCTCCGAGCAACGGGAGTTGCAGGCTGAGACCGGGAAGACCGCTACTGCCACCGACCGGGCCGGGAAGGAAGCCGCTGAAGCCGCTCGTCGATTCCGCCTGTGGGGTGAGGACAGTCGCCAGGCACTCTCCTGGTTGCAGCGCATCCGGGGTGAACTCCTGTCCATCGCCGCAGCATATGGTGGTGTCTACGCAATCGGTGGTGCTGTCCGGTCGATCTATGACGCATCGGTGCTGACCCAGAAGGCCACAGCCAGGTTGTCAGCTAAGTTCAATGGTGACTTCAACGCTATCGAACAGGAAATCCGGTTCGTTCGGGAAGAAGCCGACCGCCTGGGTATTGAGTTCGAGACGCTGCTTGAGCAGTACACCCGGTTCGTGAACAACGTGCCAGATGGCGTGTTGACCATTGACCAGATCAGATTCACATTCACCGGTATTACCGAAGCCTCACGGGCGGCGACGGGCATGTTCGAG